TGCAAGAGGGCGAGCTGGATCTCGAGGTGCTGTTCATCGCGCTCGACCGGCCTGACGACATCGCCAAGCTGCTATCGATGGAGCTGACCGGCGCTTGGGTGAACGAAGCAAGGGAAGTGCCGAAGGCAGTGATCGATGGGTTGACCGGCCGCGTCGGCCGGTATCCGTCTGTGCTGATGGGCGGCTGCAGCTGGTCTGGCATCATTGCCGACACGAACCCGCCTGACCAGGATCATTGGTGGTACAAGCTGGCCGAAGAGGTCCGGCCGGAAGGCTGGGCATTTTTCAAGCAACCAGGCGGCCGCGATCCTGATGCCGAGAACGTCGAGAACCTGCCGCAGAACTACTATCAGCGCCAGGTGGCCGGCAAGGATGAGGATTGGGTCAAGGTCTACGTCGACGGCCAGTATGGCTTTGTGCGCGATGGCAAGCCGGTCTATCCCGAGTTTCGCGACAGTCTGCATTGCAAGCAGTTCGACCTGGTCCATGGCTGGCCGATTTATGTCGGCATCGACTTTGGCCTGACGCCGGCGGCTGTGTTTGGGCAGCGCAGCCCTATGGGGCAGTGGCGCTGGCATTCCGAGCTGGTGACAGAGGACATGGGCGCAAAGCGCTTTGCCGAGCTGCTGCGCGGCGCGATGCACGAACGATACCCTGGCTTTCACTTTGCCTCGATCACTGGCGATCCAGCCGGCGAGGGCAGGGCGCAGACCGATGAGACGACGCCGTTTCAGATCCTGCGCGCAGCCAGCATTCCGGCCAATCCTGCGCCGACCAACGATTTCACCAAGCGCCGCGAGTCAGTGGCCGCGTGCCTGACCAGGATAATCGATGGTCAGCCTGGGCTGATGGTCCATCCGCAATGTGTGCAATTGCGCAAGGGGATGGCAGGGGGCTACAATTACAAGCGTATTCAAGTAACTGGTGAAGAGCGTTATCGTGACGTGCCTGACAAAGGCATGTATTCTCACGTTTGCGAGGCCGGCCAATACATGCTGGTTGGCGCTGGCGAAGCTCGATTGCTAGTAAAGCGCGAGAAACCCGTCCAACGTCGGGCGACCGCAATCTCTGACTACAACATCTTGGGGTGAATTATGGGATTTCTTTTCGGCGACTCGGAACCGCCACCGCCTCCACCGCCTCCACCGCCGCCGCCTATTGCTCCGACAGTAGACGAAGCGCGTGGCCGTAGGCTTGAGCAGGATGAAGCATTGCAGCGCAAAGGCCGTGCAGCCAACATGCTGACATCGGAATACGGCGACTTGTCGCAAACCGAAACGAAGAAAACTTCATTGGGGGCTTGAGATGGCTACCACAAACACATTGACGATGGCTCAAGCAGTAAAGCTGCTGAAAGAAGCTGGTGTGCCTTATGGCGGCCAGGCTGGTAGTCAACTCAAAAATTGGGAAAGCATTTCTTCTTTTGTTGGCGCGAATTTACTGTCAAGCGGTGGCACGCCAGTGGCAACTGCAAGTTATGACACCTCTGTAAAAAGAACTGTCAAAAATGACAGTGTAATTGGAACTGTTGTCGATACTAAAGGCAAAGCAGTTAAAGGCGACACTACATTTTCTCCAGCAGGCACTACTACTGGCGGCGGTGGCACTGCTGGTGGCTACCAAACTGGCAGTGGTACGGGTGGTAGTGCTCCCTATGGGCCAACCGGTGGCGGTGCTGGTGGCGGCGGTACTGGCGGCGGCGGCACTACTGGCAGCGGCACAAAAGATACAAATGTAAAAGATACGCAATACGGAATGCAAGACGAGCGGCGCTTGAGCGGTTTGGAACTAGCGCAATATGAAAATTACAACTTGAGAATGAGAGGCGGCAGGGCAGCTCCGAGTGCTGCTTTGCTTGCGCCATACCGTGGTTATGGCGGTCCTCGGTCGACTCAAATCGGCAATTCAAATACGCAGACCGCAACCAAAATGCTGCTCGGCCAGTAAAGGGGATCGACCATGGTCGACAACAAAAAGGTCGACGACATCATTCGTCGGCAGCAAAAGCTCGAGACTGACCGCGCCGTGTTTGAGCAGCACTGGCGCGAGATCGCCGAGCGTATCTTGCCGCGCGCCGATTACTTCCGCGTCAACCGGCAGCCAGGCGACAAGCACACCGAGAAGATCTTTGATGCGACGGCCAACCTGGCGCTGGAGCGTTTTGCTGCAGCGATGGAGTCAATGCTCACGCCTCGCACGCAAAAGTGGCACAAGCTCAAATGCACGATACCGGAACTGAACGAAGATCAATCCGTCAAAGCCTGGTTGGACCAGGTAACGATGCTGCTGTTCAACGTGCGGTATGCGCCGCGTGCAAACTTTGCCAGCCAGGCTAACGAGGTCTATATGTCGCTGGGAGCGTTTGGCACTGGCGGCATGTTTATTGACGAGGCGATTGGCAGCGGCATCCGTTATCGATCTGTCTCGCTGGCCGAGATGTATATCTCCGAGAATTTTCAGGGCGTAGTCGATACCGTAATCCGCAAGTTTCAAATGACGGGCAGGCAGATCCTGCAGCAGTTTGACAAGGCGCGCGTCCATGATTCGATCAAGGACTCCGTCGACAAATTTCCTGATAAGCAGTTCGACATCCTGCATGCGGTGTTCCCAAATAGCGACAAAATGTACGGCCGCAAGGACTACCGCGGCATGGACTTTTCCAGCTGCTACATCGACATGACCAACAGGTCGATCCTGGCCGAGGCTGGCTATCGGCGCATGCCGTATGCGATCGGCCGGTATGTGACCAGCCCGAAGGAAATCTACGGCCGGTCGCCGGCGATGACGGTTTTGCCTGACATTAAGATGATCAATGAGATGTCAAAAACCGTGATCAGGGCCGCGCACAAGATCGTCGATCCTCCGCTGCTGCTGCAAGAAGATGGCGCGCTGCAGGCGTTCGACATGCGTCCTGGCGCGCTTAATTTTGGTGGCGTCAACGAGCAGGGCCAGCAGACGGTGCATCCGCTGCAGACCGGCGCTCGCGTGGACATCGGCATGGAAATGATGGACCAGCGCCGTAAGGTGATCAATGACGCTTTCCTGGTGACGCTGTTCCAGATCATGGTCGAAGCTCCGAGCATGACGGCTACCGAAGCGATGTTACGGGCGCAGGAAAAGGGCGCGCTGCTGGCACCGACCATGGGTCGGCAGCAATCCGAATTCCTGGGTCCGATGATCGAGCGCGAGATCGACATCCTGGCTAAAGCTGGTTTGCTGCCGCCTGTTCCTGAAGTGCTGCTCGAGGCTGGTGGCGAGATCGATGTCGAGTATGTATCGCCATTGAACCGCGCTCAAAGGGCCGAGGATGGCGTGGCGATCATGCGCACGCTGGAGTCGGTGACGCCGCTGGCGCAGATCGATCCTGGCGTGCTCGACGTGTTCGATCCAGATGCGATCGTGCGCGAGCTGGCCGACATCAATGGCGTGCCGGCCAAAGTATTGCGGTCGCGGGAAATGGTGGCGCAAATGAAAGCGCAGCAGGCGCAGGCCGCCCAGGCGCAGCAGCTCCTTGCCGCAGCGCCGGTGGTGTCTGGCACCGTTAGGGATCTGGCGCAAGCGCAATCGCTGGCCGCGGCAGCGCCGGCACAACAAGCTCCTGCGATATTCCCACAATGAAGGATCCGCGCCGGATGAGCGATGAGGAATTCGACGCCGTGCTGGATGGCATGGTAGGGGATGCAATGAAACGTGAAGCAACGCGCCGACCGCAAAGTAGGTTTGCGGCTGGTGCGCTGCAGCAACAGGTTGGCGGCGACCACTATCTGGAACTGGCCATTGGGCCGATACAGCTGGCGATCGAAAACCGGCTTAATGCCTGCCAATACTCGGCGATCAAATACATCATGCGCAAAAAAGGCAGTCGCCTCGAGGACATCGACAAGGCGATCCATGTGCTGCACATCTATCGTGAGCTGATCGAAAAGGGTTTGGCCGAATGATCAACAAAGTGATCGAGAAGATCCTGCGCAAAAAGCTGGCTTACCGGCGCACGTTCATGGACGAGAATGGGAACATTGGGCCAGAGGCCAAGCATGTTCTTAACGACTTGAGAAAATTCTGCAGGGCTACTGGCACGACCGTCGTGGTGTCGCCGGTCAGCAAAACCATTGATCCGCTGGCGATGGCGATGGCCGAAGGCCGGCGCGAGGTCTGGAACCGGATCATGGCGCACCTGTACATCAACGAAAAGCAAATTTTCGATCTGCCAGAAGCAGAGGATTCCTGAAAGCGGATGCTGGTTTTATGAGGACCAGACGCAGCGAGTAGGGCAATGACAGCCGGGAAAGACCGGCATTTTCTTAACTTCAAGGAGTTACTATGTCTGATGGAGCAATCGGGTCGGCCTCTGACGCCGGCAACCCGGCAGTCGATACAGCTGCCGGCAATGGAGCTGTGTCGCAACCCATTGGCAACACGGCCACGCCTGGCACCTGGTACGAGGGCATTCAGGACCAGGATCTGCTGGGCTACGTTCAAAACAAGGGCTGGAAGGATCCGGCCGACCTGGCAAACGGCTACCGCAACCTGGAGAAGCTAGTCGGCGTCGACAAGCTGCCGATGCCAAAGGGTGACGACGACGCAGAGGGATGGAACCGCGTCTATGACCGTCTTGGCCGGCCGGCGACAGCCCAGGATTACAAGCTGCCGGTGCCGGATGGCTTGGACACTAAGTTCAGCGAACAAGCGTCAGCCAAGTTTCATGAGCTGGGGCTGACGGCAAAGCAAGGGCAGGCGCTGGCCGATTGGTGGAACCAGACGCAGACCGCGACCATGGAGGCGCAGCTGCAGCAATACAACGCGCAGGCCGAGCAGCAATTATCCGAGCTGAGGTCTGAATGGGGGCAAGCGTTCGACGAGAACTTGGAGCTTGGTCGACGAGCGGCCAGGGAATATGGCCTTGACGAGCAAAGCCTGACCAAGATCGAGAATGCGCTCGGCACCAAGCAGCTGATGGAGTTGATGGCGCGCATTGGCCGCAACCAGGGCGAAGCATCGTTCGTTGCGCCTGATAGCCGTGGCACGACGTTTGGCATGACGCCGGCGGCAGCCCAACAGCGCATCGCGACGCTAAAGTCAGATCCATCCTGGACCGCAAAGTATCTAAATAATGATGCCGACGCCAAAGCCGAGATGGCAAGGCTGATGTCGCAGGCGTATCCAGAGTGATGCGATTTACTCACCTCACTTGAGAAAAAGACATGCAAAATTCTGAGATTCGTTTAGAATGCCTCAAACTCGCTCATCGACCTGATCGCGCTCCGGCTGAAGTGATCGCGGCGGCCAGGGAATATCTGGCCTGGGTTGGTGGTGTGATTGACCCGACAACCGCTTTGCGGCCGGGTGGCAGCCTGGAAGAAGGCAAACCGGCCCCGTCGGTTTCCGCACGGACAAGCCCTTCGAAGCAGTACCGCGTGGCGAAAGCCGCACCTGATTAACGTCATCCTCGAAGGGGGCAAAAATGTCTTTTCAAGTCTCAACCGCGTTTGTTCAGCAGTACGCGACAAACGTCCAAATGTTGCTGCAGCAGCAGGGTTCGCGCCTGCGTAGCGCAGTGCAAAATATGAGCTTCGTTGGCAAGGCCGCGTCAATGGCCGAGCAGTTCGGTAGCGTCTCTCCGGTTCGCAATCAGTCGCGTCACTCTGACACGCCGCTGATCTCGACTCCGCAGGACAAGCGCTGGATCTATCCCAACGACTACGATTGGGCTGATCTGATCGACAGCCAGGACAAGCTGCGCATGCTGATCGATCCGACCAGCGCCTATGCAATGGCTGGTGCCTGGGCAATGGGTCGCGCCATTGACGACGAGATCATCTCTGGTTTTTTCAATAGCAACAACACTGGCGAAAACGGCACGTCGGCTACCGGCACGCTGTATGCGTTTGGCAGCAACTCGCAGTCTGTGGCGGCTAACACCGGCGCATCTGCAGCTACTGGTCTAAACATCGCCAAGCTGCGCGCTGCAAAGCGCAAGCTGTTGGAAGCATCTGTGGATGTCGACAACGATCCTCTGATCTGCGTGATCAGCGCCAAGCAGCACGACGACCTGCTGAATGAGGCCCAGGCGATTAGCCTGGAATACAACAGCAAGCCGGTGCTGGTTGACGGCAAGATCTCGGCCTTCATGGGCTTTAACTTTATCGTGACCGAGCGCATTCCTGGCGGCTCTGGCTTCAACACCGCGATCAACACCGGCATCTCATCGGCTGACAGTGATGGCAGCTATGTGACCGGCTCGCGCTGGATGGTGCCGGTGTTTGCCAAGTCTGGCATGTGCCTGGGCATGTGGAACGATGTCACGACATCGATCGACCGTCGCGCCGACAAACGCAACTCTTACCAGGTCTACGTCACCGGCACGTTCGGTGCGTCGCGCATGGAAGAGAAAAAGTGCGTCATTATCAACTGCAAGTAAGGAGTGACCGATCATGGCACAGTATCTTTCTAATGAGCTGGCCGGCACCACGACCGGCACCACCACTGCAGCAGCTGCTGGCTACAGGTCATCAGCTTCTGTGTACGGTGCGCGTTTAAAGCGCATGCGTGCAACGGTTGCGCTGGCATCGCAAACCACAAGCGACACGATCCTGCTGGGCATTCTGCCCACTGGCGCGACGTTCGCTTATGGCGTGCTGAACACGACGGTGTCTCTCGGTTCGTCAACTCTGGCCATCGGTATTACCGGCACCACCGGCAAATACCGTGCAGCTGGCACGTTCACGGCAACCGATACCCCTACGTTCTTTGGCACTGCTGCGCAGGCTGGCAATGCGTCTACCCTGGCGGCTGAAGAAAACGTGATTGCAACTATTGCAGCCGCAAATCTTCCGGCGTCCGGCACGTTGGTCGTCGACCTGTACTACTCGCAGCCTAACTAAATTGGCTGATGGGGCGGGGAGAAATCCTCGCCCCGTATCCATTTCGGAGCGCAAACCATGACCTATTACTACGGCATTAACAAAGGCGACAACGAGTATCAAGCAGAGTCGTCAACTACATCCAGCACGTCCAAAGATATTGAGATTGTTGTCAATGACACCAATGTCACTGACAGACAGGCGCTTTTGAGCGCGCTGGAAAACCTCGAGAATTTCATTCTGCGCAGTAACTTCCCGCTGTAAGGGGGCCAAAATGCCTATACGTCGCGCAGATGATCAAAGCTATACGCTTGCGTCTAACGCCAGCGCCACCGGATCTGCAATCAAAATTCCAGGCGGCCAATATATTTTTATGGCTGAAGGAACTGTAGGCGGGTCTACAGTCACGCTGCAGGTCAAAACACCAAACGGCACTTGGTCAGATGTTACGTTTTACGGCGTGGACGTTTCTGCCACTGTTTTGCCTTACGCCGAAACTGAGATTGCATTGCCTGCTGGTGAAGTTCGAGTAGCACTGACCGGCGGCACGCCTAGCGCGATCTATGCTTATCTTGTTGGTCTAGGCTGATAGGGGGCTGTCATGGCCTCACTTGTTCAGGTCGCAAACCGTGCGCTGTCCAAGATTGGCGCAGCGCGCATCATTTCTCTTTCCGACGACAACAAGCAGGCGCGAGCTTGCACGTCGTGCATTTACGACATTATTGAGGACGAGCTGCGAGCGCATCGCTGGCAGTTTGCAATAAAGCGCACCGAGCTGGCAGCGCTGTCTGCTGCGCCAGAGTTTGGCTACGAGTATCAATATGCTGTGCCGTCTGATTTCTTGCGCATGGACATGGTCAATGATGAGTACCCGTCGGCCGTGATGGACGATTACATCGGCGCTGAGTATCTTGATTGGACGCTTGAGGGCAACGTCATTCTGACCAACATTCAAGCCCCACTAAAATTGCGCTACATCGCCAACGTCCAGGATCCTAGCATTTGGGATTCGTCGTTTCGCGAGGCCGTTGCCGCCAGGGTGGCGATGGAGATCTGCGAAGAGCTGACACAATCCAACGAGAAAAAGCAATTCTCGCAAGCCGATTACCGTCGCGCAATCACCCAGGCTATTCGTACTGGCGCAATTGAAAAGCCGCCAGTAACTCCTCCCGACAACACCTGGATACTTTCGAGGCTCTGACATGTCGTTATTACCGCACTCAAATTCATCGGTGCCGGCAGTCAGGCTGGCTACATTCGATAATCTTGGCGTGCTGCAGGAAGTCGGGTCAAATTACGCTTTTGTGGTGCAAAGCATTGAGCATGTGCGCACGCATGAAGGTCGCATGTTCAGCGCTGGTTTTATGTGGGATTCGACCGCAAAAGTCGCCAATGGTGCGTTTGCTGATATAGCTTTCACAACTCCGGCAACGGCGTCGCCTCATACGGTGATCGACGTTATGGTCGGCGGTGACTGTGAAGTGTATGTCTATGAGGACGCTACCATCAGCGGTGGCACTGCCATTACGCCGATTAACCGCAATCGCAGATCATCAAATACAAGCAACACGACGGTCGTGCATACCCCGGCTATAACGGCTGTCGGCAATTTGATTGGTAGAGAGTTCGCGCCTGGCGGTGTTGGCCATAAAGCAGGCGGTGGGATGGGTAGTTTTGCTGGTGAGTTTGTGACGCAGTACAGCAAGACATATTTGGTGCGCGTAAAGAATGTTTCAGGTTCTGCGCAGATTGTTGATTCAAACATCTGGTTGTATGAATAATGCCAAAAGCCTCGCACATTCGCACGTCATTCAATGCTGGCGAATTATCGCCGCTGCTTGATGGTCGCGTCGACATCAATAAGTACAACAATGGTTGTACGGTCTTAGAGAATTTCATCCCGTCCGTGCAGGGTCCGGCGGTGCGCCGTGGCGGCACGCGGTTTGTTGCAGAAATTAAAAACAGCTCGCATCGTACCTGGCTGCAGCGGTTTGAGTTTTCCAACGCGCAAAGCTTTGTGCTTGAGTTTGGCAACAATTACGTCCGTTTCTTTTTTAACCGCGGCCAGCTGCTGTCCGGCGGTTCACCGTATGAAATTTCGTCGCCATGGCCGATCGCCGATCTGACGACGGCTGACGGTTTCTTTGCGCTGGATATGGTGCAGTCCGGCGACGTGATTTACATCGCGCATCCAAATTATCCGCTGTATAAACTTTCGCGCCTTGGCAATACAAACTGGACTTTGGCCGCGGTTGGATTTTATGGCGGCCCGTTTCTTGATCAAAACACCGACCGCACGGTAACTGTCTATGCGAGCGCCACGACAGGATCGGTGACGCTAACGGCCTCGAGCGCAATTTTTAGCTCGAGCCATGTCGGTGCGCTGTTTTACCTTGAGCCTGCAGATCTATCGACAATCAAGCCATGGACCGCTGGCCAGGAATACACGGCCAATCCGTATGGCATTCTGCGCAGGTCTGACGGCAAAACCTACTCCTGCGTGACGAATCTCGCGCCGAATGTTGGCAAGTTCTTCCGCACCGGTCCTGACAAGCCGATACATACCTACGGCACTGCATCGGATGGCGATGGCAACGGCATCAATGGCACCAACTGCGAGCGCCAGGGTCTTGAGTGGCAGTTTATCGACAACGGCTACGGGTATGTACAGATCACTGCTTTCACCAGCTCGACGGTGGTAACGGCCACGGTGATCGACACGCTTCCGCTTGGCGTAGTTGCTCTTGCAAATAAAACATTCCGCTGGGCTTTCGGCGCATTCTCTGCAAACGTCGGCTATCCGTCGAGCGTGACATTCTTCCGCGAACGTCTGACGCTGGGTAAAGGGCAAAAGCTGTATTTTTCGGTATCGGCAGATTTTGAGAATTTCTCAGCGACTGACGACAGCAACCTGGTAACAGCTGACCGAGCAATTCAGGCGACGATCAGCTCGGACCAGGTCAACGAGATCCAATGGCTGTCGTCGTCGCAGGCGCTGATCATCGGCACCACCGGCGGGGAATATGCCTGCGCCGAAAACTCGACCGCAGATCCGTTTGCGCCTGGCAACGTCAAGATAGAGCAGCAGACATCAAATGGCAGCCGGCCGGTCGCGCCGGTTCGGGTTGGATATTCGACGCTATCAATCCAGCGTTCTGGTCGCAAGCTGTTCGAGACGGCATACAACTTTCAGCAAAACGGTTACGTTGGCACCGACCTGACCGTGCTGTCCGAGCACATTATGCAGGGTGGCGTAATACAAATGGCCTGGCACCGCGAGCCGTATGTAGCGCTCTGGTGCGTGCGCGCCGATGGCCAGCTGTTGGGGTTCACGTTCAACAAAGAGCAAGATGTCGTCGGCTGGCACCGGCACATTATTGGCGGCACGTTCTCTAGCGGTGATGCCGTGGTCGAATCTTTGACGGTTATCCCGTCGCCCGATGGCACAAGGGATGATTTGTGGATGATCGTCAAGCGCACGATTAACGGCAGCACAAAGCGCTTTGTTGAGTATCTGAACGCAGAATATCGGACCGGAGATAACCAGGCTGACGCATTTTATGTGGATGCTGGCGGCACTTATTCTGGAGCAGCGACGACGACGTTAAGCGGATTGTCGTACCTGGAGGGCCAGACGGTGCAGGTGTTGGTCAATGGCGCGGCGCATCCAGATCGGGTGGTTAGCGGTGGCCAGATCTCGCTGCAGGTGGCCGCGACCAAAGCGCAGGTTGGCCTGCCGTATGTTTCAAAGCTGACGATGACCAGGATCGAGGCCGGCGCGATGGACGGCACCAGCCAGGGCAAAACCAAGCGAATTACCAGAGCGATCTTGCGGCTGTTTAACACGCTGGGTGCAAAAGCTGGGCCGGATGAGAACACGCTGGACATCATCCAGTTCAGGAAGCCAGAGGACGACATGAATGCGCCGCCGCCATTGTTTACCGGCGACAAAGAGATCCAATGGCCTGGCAGTTATGATTTTGATGGGTACGTCACGGTGGTGCAGGACCAGCCGATGCCGATGACGGTTGTGGCAATTGTGGCGCAGCTAATGACGTTTGACCGATGATTGTGGTGCCGTTTGAGCCGGAGCATGTGGAAAGATTGCAGCTGCAATATGCGCAGCTCAGTGCTTTGGATGTTCTGGCAAAACCAGGTTATGCGGCAAGTTTGAAAAAGGCGGGGCCGGCGTTTTCGGCGATGGTTGATGATGAGATAATCGCCTCGCTGGGAGTTATCCCGCAATGGACAAATAGGGCTGTTGCGTGGGGTTTGGTCGGTGAGAAGGCCAACCGACATTTGCTGGCGGTGCATCGTGCGGTGACGCGGTTTTTGGATATGACAGAGTATCGGCGCATTGAAACATCGGTGGCCACGCAATTTGCAGAAGGGCATCGTTGGGCGCGCATGCTGGGATTTGTAAATGAGGGAACAATGCGTGCGTTTACGCCCGACGGCCGAGACTGCGATCTTTATGCAAGGGTGAAATAATGGAAGCATTGATGATTATCGGTTCTGCGATGTCGGCGATTGGCGCGATAAAGCAGGGTGAGGCGCAGCAAGCGCAATACCAAGCGCAAGCGCAGGCGCAGGAATACAACGCCAAGATCGCTGAGAACAATGCTCGGGTGGCTATGGACCAGGCCAATGCCCAAGAGGAACAGCAGCGCCGTCGATTCCGCATGATGCAGGGCGAAGCCATTGCAAGCGCTGCGCAGTCAGGTGCTGGCCTGTCAGGGTCGAACAAAGACATTATCGAGCAGAATGCGCTGATGAATGAACTGGACGCGCTAACCATCCGTTACCAAGGCCAAAACCAGGCGCAGGGTCTGCAAGCCCAGGCAGTGCTGGATCGATACGGCGCAAAGGCTGCGCGGCAGGCTGGCGACGACGCCATGACCGCTGGCTACATTAGTGCCGGCGCAAACCTGCTTTCTGGCGCATCGAAATATCAATACTACAAGGGCGGCGGCGGCATAGGTGCGCGAAACCCTGTGATGATTTAAGGACCGGACATGGCCGTCAAGATCCAACAATATCAGGACCGTTTGACGCCGTCGGGGTTCGGCGTGGTTCCGAATGCGCCTGCGCGTGGCGTGCCGGTGTCGGACGCTATCGGCCAGGCCATGCAGCAGTTTGGCGGCGCGATGCAGCAATATGCTGGCGTCGAAATGAATTTCTTGAGACAGAAGGAAGAAGCCGACGCGCTGACCGACGCTGGCAAAAAGCTGTCCGACGCCAATGTCGAGTGGAATAAATGGCTTGAGGAAAAGCAGCGCACTGCGCCGCCTGGCGCGCCGAATTTCTACGAGGAAGTCGACCAGCAATACAACGCCTGGCGTGATCAGACGCTGTCCACGATAGTCGAACCAAAGGCCAGGACGTATGCCGAGCGCACGCTAAACAATCAGCGCGACAACGTGCTGGGCAGGGCGCTGCAGTTCCAGGCCAAGGCTGGCGTCGAAAAGCGAGTCAATGATCTCGAGGACACGACCAGAAATTACGAGGCGATGGTCGGCGCGGATATGAGTCAATACCGCACTTCCCGCGAGGCGGTCCTGGGCGTGATTGCTAATGATTCGACGTTGGACGCCAATGCAAAAGCAGATATTGCGCGCAAAGTTACTGACCGGCTGACGCTTGCCGCGGTCAATGGTGCAGTGCAGCGCAACCCTAGCGAAACACGCGACGCGCTATTGATGCGTCTAGGCAAAACTGATTTAACAGAAGAAGAAGTCCAGCAAATCAGATCGACGGGCGCGCCTATGCCTGCGAAGCCGCAGGCTGGTCCTGATCAAAAATCTGCGAAAGGTCTAATAGAGCCTGGCAATATCGACTTAGCTAATCGGCCACAGGTAAAAAATAAAGACGGTTCTATTTCTACCGTTCGGTCTACGTCCTTCAACATCGAAGGCAAAGAGGTTTTGATACCGACCGTTTCTGACGATGGTCGTATTCTTTCGGACAAAGATGCAATTAAGCTGTACGAAAAAACCGGCAAGCATCTTGGCAAATTTGATACGCCAGAAAATGCTACTGCATACGCCAAAAATCTTCATAAGTACCAAGAGGAATTTTACGGTGCCGGAAAAGCCGGCGCTGCTGCCGGTGGTTTTTCTACTGCTGTCGCGTTTACCTTAAAAGCCGAGGGTGGGTTCAACCCAAAGGATTCGAACAACGCGCCATCGAATTTTGGCATCAATCAAAAGGCAAATCCTGATGTCGATGTCAAAAATCTGACCAGGGAAAAAGCTGCCGAGATCTACAAGTCGCGCTATTGGGATAAGATCGGCGGCGACGAGCTGGCTGCCAAAAACCCAGCGCTGGCCACAATTGCTTTTGACACTGCGGTGATGTCCGGTGTTGATAAAGCAAAAGAGCTGCTGTCCAAGGCCGACGGCGATCCGACAAAACTATTAGAGCTGCGCAATCAGTTTCTCGCATCATTGGTGCAGAAAAACCCTGAGAAATATGGCAAGTATGAAAAAGCATGGAACAACCGCAATGCCGAGCTTTCGAAACTTGTAACAGGTTTTGCTCAACCGGACGGGATTAACGCTGCTGTCGCTGGTCAGGAAAAGAGCTTGCCAGCTGTCGAGGTGACGGCAACGGTCAAACCCGTTAATGCAGATCTCGAAAATCTGATCAATCAGCTGCCGCAGCAGCAGGTAATTTCAATGCTGCATGCCGCGCAGACTGAGGTCAACCGCCAGCAATCGGTTTATCAAAGCGCGCTCAAAACCACCGAAGCAGATCACATGGCAGCGTTTGGCAACGGCGAAACGGTGTCGCGGCCGCTGACCGAAGGCGAATATCAAAAAGCCTATGGTCCGGTCGAAGGCGCGCAGCGCTACACTGAGTATTCCAAGGCATTGCGGCTGGGCGTCGAGATTAACTCCGTGCGCACAATGACCGTTGAGCAGCAGCAGGTGCTTTTGCAAGGCACGCAGCCAAATCCAAATTCGCCTGGTTATGCGCTACAAGTGCAGCGCCGGCAGGTGCTCGAGCAGGCGATCGACCGCGTCAACCAGGCGCGAGCTGCGGATCCGATGACCTATGCGATGCAGGTCAAAATTGGCAACGTCAAGCCGATCGATTGGAACAAGGTCGAAAGCGTCAATGCCGAGCTGCCGAACCGTGTCGGCGTGGCGTCGACCATGAACCAAAGCTATGGCGCGCCGATGATGCTGCTGAGTAAGCAAGAGGCGGCAAACCTGTCGGCCGGCATGAACAACATGACCGCGCAGGAAAAGATGCGCTACTTGGGCGTGATCAGATCCGCGGTGAAAGATCAGACTGCGTACCGCTCGATCGTGCAGCAGATCGCGCCTGACAGCGTCGTGACGGCCATGGCTGGCATTGTGATGACCAAAGAGAGTAACGTCGAGGTGTCGCATTTCTTTGGCGATGACGATGTCTACAAGCCGCAGCAGGTCGCGCAGCTGATGCTTGAAGGCGAGGCGATTTTAAATCCGACAAAGGCTGCAGCCGGCCAGGACGGCAAGGGCGGCAAGTATCCGCTGCCCAAGGAAAGCGATTTCATGTCTCAATTCAGCAACCAGGTCGGCAACGCTTTTGCCGGCAATCCGACTGCGTACAGTGCGGCAATGCAAGGCGTCAAAGCATACTATGTTGGCAAGGCTGCGCGTGAAGGCGATCTGTCGGATCAATTAGACAGCAAGCGCTTGCAGGAGGCGATCAATGCCGTTACGGGCGGCGTAACAAGCATTAACGGCAGCAACGTGATCAGGCCGTGGGGTATGCCTGACGACATTTTCAAAGACCGTGCCAAGGTTGCGTTTGAAGGCACGATCAAGGCCAAAGGCATGGTGGCGTCGTATGGTGGCGTCACGCTGCAAAACTATGGCGACGGCAGCTACCTGGTGCGCAGCGGCACGGATTTCCTGCGCGGTCCTGACGGCGCGCCTGTGGTGATTGATGTAGTCACCGGCACTGCGCCTGCGGCGGCCGATAGCCAAACCTTACCGACCACGCCTGGCAAGACGAAAGAGGCGGCACCTGGAAAACTCAAGACGCGATGACTTACCTATTCGACCTCAATCCGGTTGAACAGCGCGGCGCGTTTCAGACGGCCGCTGAGAACGCGACCGACATTGTTAATGCGCCGTTTTTTGAGGGCATGGGTACGGGCTTGGTGTCCGGCGGGAAGTCTGCCTATTACCGCGACATCTACAATTCTGCCAATCCGCAGACAGAAGCCGATCTGCAGCAAAATGCGATCGACCAGCTGCAAAAGTTAAAACCTGATCCGCGCAGCGTCGGCACTGCCGGCCAGATCCTGTACGGCCTGGGCGACGTGCTTGGCACTGTTTATGCGCAGCTCATGGGCGGCAATATCACGCCGCAAATGCTGGCAATGGAGACGGGCAAGTCTTACGGCAAGTCGCAAGAGCAACTTTACATCCAACAGGGAATTGATCCACAAACTGCCAGAAATATGGCATCTATTGATGCCGCTACTGTTGGTCTTGGTGTTGTTGTGCCTGCTGGCGTTCCTGGGAAGTTAGCTACCAGAGCATTATCTGGTGGTGCGATTATGACTGCGTTTGGCGCTACTTCACGCGCAGCTTTGTCCTACGAGCTGGAAAGCGCAGGGTATGCTGACCTAGCGCGTCAATACAAAGTGTTTGATGCAGCGCCAATGCTGACCGATTTTGCGCTGGGTGCTTTCTTTGGCGGCTTAATGGGTCCAAGGCCAGCGCCGCCAGAAGCTCGGGGCCGTGTGTTGCCGTCGGACGTAGACGGCACGCTGACAATGAACAATGCAGCGCATATCGAAACCGGCACCATTCCTGGCATGCCGACCGATTTGATTTCGCGCCAGGCGCATGTCGACGCTGTCAGCAAAGCGCTCGACGATCTAATGAACGGCCGGCCGGTGGATGTTGGCGAGCAGATTACCAGAGCGCCGTTTGAGCCAAAAGGTGAGAGCCTGCTGCGCCAGGAGATGACGGTCGAAGTCGAGCAGCATTTAAGCCAGCAATTGCAAAGCCTAAAGGCCGAGCTGGAGCGTCGCGGCTTGACGACCGAGGACATTGATCAGACTGCGCCGGTAACACTGCGCGAGACGACGCCTGGCATGCCAGGCAGCGCAGCGATCAAAGAAGTAATCCCGAATGCGGCTGTGGGCGGCAAAACGTCGGTCAAGATCGAGGGCGACTACAAGGATGCGACCTGGGTGATCGTTGACGCCAAGGATGTCGAAGCCACGATGGCCAAAGCGCCTAACCAGTTCCGCGACCGTTATCGGGCCGCAAGCCAGACGCAGATCGAGAAAATCGCCAATGCGCCAGACTTTAATCTGCTGGAGGCGTCGCCGCTTATGGATTTTGGCGCGCCTACGATGACCAAAGATGGTTTCATTGTTGGTGGCAATGGCCGATTTGCTGGTGTCTCCAAGTCTTATGGCCGCGGCACTGGCGAGATATATCGAGGCGCGCTGCGCGCCAGCCTGGACAAGTTTGGCCTGAAGGAAGCGGATCTAGTCGGCAAAGAGCGGCCGATCCTGGTGCGCGTGCTGGACAATCCTGTCGACGTGGTGCGCACGGCAATTGCGTCCAATGAGGGCGCTGGCCTGCGCATGTCGGCGCTCGAGCAGGCAAAGGTCGACAGTGTTCGTTTGGGCGACATCACCGGCATGTCGGTGGGCGACAACGGTGAAGTTAATCTGGCGGCAAACATCAGTTACATCCAGCGCTGGGCTAGTCAGTTCCCCGAAACCGAGCAGGCTGGCCTGGTCGACAAAGCTGGGCGGCTGTCGCAGGAAGGCGAGAAGCGCCTGCGCAATGCAATCCTGTTCCGTGCCTATGGCGACAGCCCGACGCTCGAGCGCCTAGTCGAAAGTACGGATCCAGGGGCGCGAAACGTGGCGACCGCGTTGATCCGCACTGCGCCGACCGTTGCCGAAGTCAAGGCGGCGATTGAGCGTGGCGAGCTATATCCTCTCGACATTTCCGAGGACGTGACCGCGGCGGTGGAAAAGCTCGACGCGATCCGCTCGGCCGGCGACAAGGTCAAGGACTACCTGGCGCAAAGCGAGATGTTTGGCGCAGAGATGTCGCCGATCGGTCGCGCGCTGCTCGAGCAGTTTGACAAGAACATGCGCTCGGCCAAGCAGATGACCGAGATCATCGACGGCTACTACGAGGGCATCAAAAAGGCCGGCAACCCTAGCCAGGGCGAGATGTTTGGCGGCGGCGCTCCGACCAAAGAGGGTCTGCTGCAGCAAGCGATTGTCAATGCCAATCCGGCTGGCGAGCGCTTGGCGCAGCGGATCGAGGCCGACTACCAGAAGGTCGCTAAGGAATACGACGCCAATCCTGAAACCAAGGGCGGCCGTGTGATGAACACGGACGAGGCACGCGAGCTGTCGCCGGAATACAGAGCCGACCGCAGCCTGGCTGCAGCCGTACAAGACCAGGCCAGCGGTTTTGTGAAGCGCCGTTTTGCCGAGAAGCTATCGCAGCCGACGCCCGATGGTCTGGAGCCGCATGTGCTGTTTTTGGGCGGTGGCGGCGGTTCTGGCAAGTCTACCGGCCTGGATTTGATGGGGCCGCTCGGCAACAAGGTCGAGATGATCTACGACACGACCTTGGCCGGCAAATCCAGCGAGAAGCTAATCCAGGCGGCGCTGGACGCAGGCAGGGATGTGACCATTGCCTTTACCTTCCGAGATCCTGTCGAGGCGTTTGAGGCTGCGCTGACACGCGCCATGCGCATGGAGAAGGAAAAAGGATCTGGCCGCACGGTGCCGCTCGAGGTACTGGCCGAGGACCATCCTGCAGCTCGCGCCAATTTCGAGGCGCTGGCGGCCAAGTATGCCGACGATCCGAGGGTCGATGTCATTGCGATCGATAACAGTCGCGGAAAAGACAACGCTGCAATCGTTGATGTTGCGGAATTGCCCACAGGCGAGTATAATAATCTTGAGGCAAAATTCTATGAAATCCTCCAAAACCGATATGCCGACGGCAGCATCAGCGACGCCATCTACCGAGGCGTCCTCGACACCTATCGCCCGCCGCAGCAAGATCTCGGGCAGGGCGCTGGCCGAGGAACTGGTGAAGTCGCTCAACAGCTCGCCCAAAGTGACGCTGGAAGAACTCAAGTCGATCCCGACGCCGCAACCGTCGCCCAAGCCTTAACAGAGCGACCGGATCTCACTATAACCGACGAGAATGGCCAGCCGATGCTGGCCTCAGATGCGCTTGCCCAGGCTGATGCGGAAATCGCAGCAGCGATGCGGGAAGCGCCTGGGTTTGATGCAGCTGTGTCCTGCGCCTTGAGGAACTCATAATGAAAGCCAAGTGCATCCAGGCCGTCTCCCAGGCCATTGGTCGCCAGATCACGCAAGCCGAGGCCAATGGCATTGAGGCGCGGATCGTGCGCAATATGCGCCGTGTGGCGGCCCAGGATCCGGCGGCATTCTCGCGCATGACGGCCGCGCAGCGCTTGCAGCAATCGGCCCAGCTCGCCGGCCAGGAACTGGTCCAAGAAGCGCAGCTCAAGCTCAAGCGCGTGCAGCTGTCGATCGAGGCGCACGACCGCCTGGAAACCTACATCAACGACCAGGTCGCCGGCGGCATGGACCGCCTGGACGCTTTGCGCCGCAGCCTGGTATTTGTGTCCGACGGCAAGAGCAACACGCTGT